CAACACACACCCAACATAAAACTACGAGCACACATAATACAACAGCAACAGCAGTTGGGCAATCACACCATGTGTATTGATGCAAATTGTTTTAAATTTGCAGACCATAACAGTCGGTATCTGCGTTACAGTATAGGTAGTCCTTTTTACGACACTGGCAACTATGCCAATAAAAATTCAGACACTGCCAGATGGAAACAATTGTCAAAAGATCTCAGAATCAGTGTACATGACTGGCGCTCAGCTGGAAATTATATACTGTTGTTGATGCAACGAGACGGTGGGTTTACCATGAAGGGTCTGCATCCACTGACCTGGACTGAACAAAAAATAAAACTCATACAGCAACACACTAACATGCCCATTGTGTTACGCCCACATCCGGGAAAAATGGCCGATCCAACTGCTTTGATACGACTCGGAGTCACAGTGAGTGATCCAATCCAACGTTCGTTATTAAAAGATTTGAAACATGCCGCTGGCGCTTTTGTGTTTAACAGTAGCAGTGGTGTAGCCGCAACACTAAGCGGAGTTCCGTTGTGGGTAGATGATTCCAGCAGTGTGTGTTGGCAAGTGGCCAATACCGATGTTGGCACAATTCACAATCCAATTATGTTCGATCGCACACAATGGTTGAATGATTTAAGCGCCTGCCACTGGACCGACGAGGAAAGTCGGCAAGGATTGATCTACAAAAAATTCTTACCTTATCTTGTTTAACAAGTCTGGACTGTGCTGTGGCAACGCATTGACATTGTCTTTGATATTTTCTAAACCAGCAGTTCTTGCACGTAACTCGCTTGAACTGTACACATGTGATCTTTTGTGATAGTGTAATTCTATGCCGTTGTCCATGCACCATTGTTTGCCTGTAAAATCTCTATGGAGATATTCATCACTAAGGAATCTAATGTGGATGGTTTGAGTCTGCAACATCTGCATCAAATCAAATTCTGTATCGTACACCAAAATTTCATCCACATATCTACATGCCTGTAACTGCACATAACGTTCGTATGTGCTTTGTACTGGTTTGTTTTTGATACCCGGACGATCAAGTGTGGGATCTGTTTGTAATGCCACAATTAAATAGTCACACAATTGTTTTTCCATTTTCAGCATTGTTACATGCCCAGCATGCAACAAATCAAAACTGCTACAGTTAAATCCTATCTTCATATCTGGTACCAATCATTGCATCTGGTATCAGCATCTCTGAACCACCAATACAAATCAGGACCAGACCAATCACTGAATTGTTCTTGATACCAGTCTACAGTTCGATAAGGATTGGTGTAAGCAGGATCATAAATGCGTTTTTTACTCTTGCCCGGGTTACTATGAAGTCCTATAAAAACAAACTTGGTTGCATAGTTCATAAATTTATGTTTAATCCAAGACATATCAGCATCAGGAATGCTGCCAAGTACTTGTGTGCAAATAACAGCATCAAATTTTTGTCCAACAGGTTCCTGATCAAACTCGGGTACACACGGATCATATTTGTAGACTGATTCAGCATTGATTCGAGTCTGAAAAGTCATGGGCTCAGACATGGCACCACCTGGCAATCCGTATGGTACTACGTCAATGTATTGTTGGCCTTTACCGCAACCATAATCTAATACAGTTCGTGCGGCATACCGATCCATGAGAAATCGTATGTAATTGTGATAAGTCTTGCTGTCGTTGCCAGCCCAATTTTTGGGATTGCTCTGTTGAAACTGTTGACCAAGTTCTACACTTTGTTTGTAGTACTCTGATGGGGCGATCATTTTTTAAAAGCACCTACTTGATCGTGCCACTGGTCGGTTGGCTCGGTCCATGCGTCAACTAATTCTACCTTGCCCCATTTGGCTAACGCCGCATAAGCATCTGGATAAAACCGCCAGCAATCCACAGGGTATCTGTGGACTTTACCGTGCATGGGAGCAATTAAAAAGATGTATCCGCCCGGACGCACCACTCGAACCATTTCTAAAAAACTCAACCAGAAAAATTCACAGTGCTCAAACATCTGTCCTGACACCACAACATCTGCGTAGTTATCTTCCAATGGTACCTTGTATGGATCGTCTAATACAATAGACACCCCTGGACCAGGCTGCAAATCAACTCCGTAGTATTTTATTTTTTCATTGGTATCAACTAATTCGTAATACGTGCCGCCCTTTTTAATATTGGTGCCCCCAAAGTCAAGTATCTTACATTCGTTGCCGACAAATTCGTTGGTGACATATTTGTCAATTAATTTTCTCATATTGTTCATTGAAGTTTGATGCATAAATTTTCCTTATTTTATTCCTATTACTCTACTATCTGATGCTGTTTTTGCGTAGATATTATTTTCTGTTAGCACTGTACCAAAACCGGCTTCCGTTAGTATTTTACTCAGTGACGCTATACTGTACCCATACGCATGCATCATGGCTCGATGCTGATATCTGCTGTTACCAAAAATTGAATGTATTGTTTTTTTTAATACTCGACGATCTTCTGAAATTAATGATTCTGGATTAGTTGCAATAAATTCGCAAGCCTTTAACAAATCGGGCCATTCTATGGCTGCTCGAGCACCCGGTTTTAATATTCTATGCCATTCAATCAGCATGGGGAGAATCTTCCAGCGTTCAATGTGTTCAATTACATGCACGGATAAAATCTCATCTACAGAATCATTGGGTATAGGATACGCTTCACTAATATCATGTATCACAATGTCTGGATCTTCAGCACAATATTCACCATCTACATTGAGATAGTCAGGTAATTTTACTGGACCGCATCCTAGATGTAACCTAATAGGTATTTGATTTTCAATGCAGTTTTGTACTTTATCTTTTAATAGCATATGAAATGTCTTCTATAAATTTGTTACTCAGTATTCTTGCAGAATAATTTTCTTCTACGTATTGTTGTCCTTTTGTAATTCTATCAATTACTTGGTCAGGATTTTCTATGGCCCATTTGATACCGTTGATGTAGTCGCCCTGCCAGGTGTATGGGGCAAACTCTTCGTAACTGGCCAAGGGTGTGGTAATCACAAATCTTCCTGAGATCAAACTGTCGATTACACGATTTGCGCTTTTGGTATCAGTTCTTGGATTGTCAGTCTGCACTGGCATTAGTACAATGTCACACTGTTCCAGCAGTTGCCCTTGTAATTCCCAAGTCCATTCCTTCATGTTCACGCGATCAAGATTAATGCCAGTCACTGATCCTTTTTGTTGTCTCAATTGAAATTTACTAAGTACTCTATCAGTTTTGGCACTGACCATGGTATAAGAGTAATTGCATACTTCTTTTTCTAGTCGTTGCCATATTTCCAAAATTGGCAAAAATTTAAAACTGCTCTGCGATCCAAACCATAGCAAACTGATGTCGGTACCTGGAGAAAATTTTGGAGCCAGTTTAGGACGTTCAAACGGGTCTGGCATTACAATACTGTCTCTTCCGGTGTGCGTTTTTACACTCACACCCATTTGGACGCTGTTAACTGAGACCAAGTCTGCAGTCAGGCAACACGGTGCGTATTCTTGTTTTTCATCAAATTTGTTATCGCAAAGATCATAAACTGTTTGAGCGCCAAGGTCCTGCGCCTTTTGTATTGTGTGTACTTGTGTACCTTTGAGAAATATTATTAAAGTGTCTGCATCTACATCAGACCAGTCAGTGAGTATTTTTGCATCATGCCCTTGTTCCAACAATGCTTGGCAAGTTACATCTCCACGTAGTCTATGACTAGCACGTTTGCTTTTATATGCATCACTAAAAAATCTAATTTTCATTGCCATCCCATGATCCAATCATCTTTAACTTGATCTAACCTAACCATACCCCAGTCCTCCAACAATCCAATTGCGGCAAACTGTCCATAGTCTTTTGAATACATGTCATGCGGCTTTTGTTCAATGACCACAACGGGTCTGCAACGTTGTATAGTTTCTTTTGCACCCTGTAACACACGGTATTCAAATCCTTCGCAATCAATCTTGATGTAGTCAACATTCTGCAAGTTTAAACTGTCTAGTCGAATAATACGAGTGTCGCCACCGGTACTGGCAGGATCCACGTGCGTGTGGCCGGTGTTGCCCTCTGTGATGATCATGCGTACCCGTCCTTCTTGATCGCCCAAGGCCACATTTTCTACCTTGATATTTGATGCAGTGACATTGCGTTGTAAACATTCCCTAAACATTGCCACAGGTTCGAATGCAATCACCTGATCAAAATGTTTTGTTAAGTCACGTGACCACAATCCTACATTGGCACCAATGTCCAAAGCAGTTTGTTTGTTCTTCACATATTGTAAACTGCGCAGTCGCACAGGTTGTTGATACTCTGTAGGCCCGCCCTTTTTGATATTCTTGGCCAACATTTCGGGAAAATGTGTTTCTATATCGGGAAAATACCATCCATATTGTTCACGCACTAGGAGTCTCCTTTAGTATTCGGGCGGCTGTGCCATTGGCCAGTTCTGTGGTATGGAATTGTCCATACGCCAGATGACAAGCCCACTTATATAACTGATCGCTGTCTGGGAACCAGGGTGTTTCTATCTTGCTTAGATCTGTATTGCTCATTGGCCGTGCGGCATTGGCTGCTGGTTCAATTACAAACACCGGCACGCCGGCCAGAATAGATTCAGTTGCGGCGGTACTGTTAAATGTGACCACAGCATGCACATTGTTCAACCACTCTTCAGGCTGTTGTGTTTTACGATCCCATCTTGACGCAGGCCGATCACGCATGCGTATGGGACGATCAGTTGATTGCTTGATAGTATCTATTGTGGTCTTTAGCCATTCGTCTAATGTAATGCCATAGAACTTACAAGGCTTTTCGTCAGGCGCAACTACAAGTATGTCTCTGCAGTGATTTTGCCTGGGTCTAATCCGTATGTTCAAACGTTGTAATCTATCTGCTGGTCTATCAATCACAGCACCGTGTTGCAAATCATTGAGCACAATCCTGTGCCAGAACTTCCACCCATTGGGATTGGCCATACTGGGTCTATTACCCAAATACCCTGAGTCCATGTAATAGAACTGTCTGTGGTCCGCCCAACAACGACGAATAATCTTTTGCTTCATGATACCACGTAACACCAGCGGAGCATCACTGTGTTCGTACTGCCATGTTTCCAAGCAGGTAGGCACTGTGTGTGACCCGGCCGCAAACATTTCTATGTACTCGTCACTGTTGTTTTTGTTTAAGAATATCCAGGTCATTGCCAGTACGCCTCTGTTCTTGTGACTTTGAGATCTTCGCGTTTGCTACGTTTTAAATCTTTCCTAGCACCCTTCAAGTGATCTAGATATGCGCCCCAATCTGAATTGATCAACGGATGCCCTTCACCAGGGCTGTTGAGTTTACTGGGTCTTAGATCACCCAACTTGGCTGCCCAGTTAAATTCAATCAACCCGGGAATGTTTTTTCTTACAGCATCAAAAACAAAACTGTCATGCCACTCATCCAACAAAAAGATACCATTTTCAGCGTCATCATACATGCGTTGAAATTCCTTAAGAAATTGTTTGATACCTTTGGTGCCCAATCGCATTGAGTAAAGTCCGCACTCACTGAATTTTTTGCGGCGCCCTAAAAAACACAAATCATACTGTGGTTCACACAGTCTATCCAGGTCCGCCACAGTGATCTTGCTGTGGCACACAGTATCAGCATCCATCCATATCAGGACATCTGTGCTGACATTTTGAGCACAATGAAAAATGCTGTATGTTTTGTGGGCAAATCTAATAGCATTCCATATGAATCCTTTGACAGCATCTTGACAGCGCCTGCGAACAACATCACCTGAAATGTCGCCGGTTGCCTTAGGCGCGTGTTGTCTTCGTTGCTTCACGTCAGT